CACTAAATTCTAGGTTGTGTGATGAACCAGAATTTGCTGAATTTAATGAGATTATCTTGACCTACATTAAAGACTTTCTGCAAAGGATGAATTACCCACAATATATACTCGACAACATTCGCATTTTAAATATGTGGACAAATATTAGTGGTGAAAATAGTTTTGTTTTTCCTCATTTACATCCAGGTTCATACATTAGTGGTGCTTTTTATGTTGAAGCACCAGAAGGTTCAAGAATAGGATTTTACGATGACCACAAAAATTTCTTTTTACCACAAGATAGAAATGAAATGACCGAAACTTATAGAACTTATCCGTGTATCAAAAATAATCTATATTTGTTCCGTAGCGATTTATTACATGGATTGGTACCACAACCCGCAGGTGAAAGAATAGTCATTTCTTTCAATACATATATAAAAGAAAGCGTTAAAGAAAGTAATTAATTAGGAGATTGTTATGTTCGAAGAAGGAAAATCAATAATTCGTAAAGATAATAGTAAAAAAATTCGTGGTTGGGATTATGTAGATGCTATTAAAAGTTTACGCCCAAATGCCATGTTCAATATTAATGACGGTAAATTTAGTCAGTATTTTGATCCGGATGGTCGTGCTGCACCAACACAAGAAGAAATTGAAGTTGAGGCTTTGCGTTTGAAAGCTACCGCTTATCAAAGAAACAGAGCTGCTGAATATCCATCATTATTGGAATTCTTTGACGCCTACTATTGGGAAAAGAAAGGTGACCCATCTAAAATGGATGAATATATTTCTAAAATTGAAGATGTTAAATCCAGAAATCCTAAACCATTCTATTAAAATTATGCCAGCATACGAATTCTTAAATAAAAATACAGATGAAATAGAAACTCACATAATGAGTTATACTGTTTATGACCAATTTAAATTGGACAATCCACATTTAGAACGATATATTTCTGCAAAAAATCTTCCAGTATTTGGTGATGGTATGCGTATGTCCGTTCCTGGAATTGGTCAACCACACGCCGCTTTTGAAACTGGTGTAATACAGAGAATGAAAGACACTATTCCCGGAAACACAATGTCTGGACACAAAACAAAGAAACCTAGGGAGTGGTAATGATTGAGAATTTTATTGGTGTATGGGAAAATGCTTACTCACCCGAATATTGTAACCGAGTAATTAATTTTTTTGATACAGTTGAAGAACTTGGCGGCACTCAAAACAGAAAAAACCATGAGGGCATTGAAGCTCATGTTAAAAATGACGATACTGTCTTTGTTGATGAATATAGTTTAGAACACACCAAAGATTTATTCAAAGAATTTTATACTCCATTTTGGGCTCAGTTTTATGATGAATATGCAACCAAATATTCAGTATTGAGAGAAAGTGATAAACACAATTCTTACGGTGGTCGTATACAAAGAACCAAAGTAGGCGGAGGTTATCATATATGGCACTATGAATCTTCAGCAAGAGCAGTATCCAATCGATTATGTGCATGGATGTTATATCTCAATGATGTGGAAGAAGGTGGTGAAACCGAATTCTTATATCAACATAAAAGATTTAAACCAAAACAAGGCACACTAATGTTGTGGCCTGCCAGTTACACACACCCACATCGTGGTAATCCACCACTCTCTAATGATAAATATATTATAACTGGTTGGTTAGAATTCTAATGATTCCTGTAAACACACAATTTCCTATTTTACTAACAAGACGAGGTGTCAATGATAAAGTTACCCCCGTAGTAAAAGCTCAAAAACTATCCGATGATAACAACAATAAGAGGAATTTTGATGAGCAAAAAAAGAGGAATGTCGAAACAACAGCGGTTATATTACGAATATCAAAACAAGGACAAAGTTAGGCAGGAATTAGTAGAACTTGTAAAACAAACCAACGATTACGAGAAAGCCAGACTATCTCTAATCACCTCAGACCCACACAAAGGGTCCTATTATCAGTAACTAAATACATAAATAGTAAGTAAAACCAACAATTTTAAGAGGTAAAAAAATGGTACTTCCATCAACCGGTTCAATTTCAATGAGCCAAGTGAATACAGAAATTCAAGCTGCAACTTCGACAACTCAAATTGATTTCAACAATTCCGTAGTCCGCTCAATTACAGGCACAAGCTCTAGTTCAGCACTCATATTACCTACAAATTTTTATGGTGCATCTTATGGACCAACAGCTGTCGATTATCTCGTAGTTGCTGGTGGCGGTGGCGCTGAATCTGGTGGTGGCGGTGGTGGTGGAATGATTTCTGGTTCTATGAGTGTTAGTGGCGGTTCAACATACAACACCGGTGTTGGTGGCGGTGCAGGCCAAGGAGGCCAAGGCGGTGGTTCAAGTTTGACTAACGCAGGATCAACAACGGGTGGTGGTTTTGGTGGCCGAGGACAAGAAGGCGGATCACCCGGTGGTTCAGGCGGCGGTGGCGGTTACGGAAATGGTGGCCGTGGAGGTGGTGGCAGTATTCCTGGACAAGGCAACAACGGTGGATCCGGCACTTGTTTTCCAGGACAAGGATGTTATGGTGGTGGAGGAGGAGGTAAAAACGGAGGTGGTACCGGTGCAAACTATTACCCAAATCCTCCAAGACCAGGTGGTGCTGGAGCGGCTTGGTCAGACGGCATCACATATTCAGGTGGTGGCGCAGGTGGAAATAATGCTAGTAACGTTGGTTCTCCAGGTGGTGGTTACTATGGCCGTGGTGGTTGGGCGTTTGATGATACAACTGGTCGTCCAGGTGTAGTTGCTGTTCGTTATCCAAACACCAAAGGAAACTTTACATCAACAACAGGATCACCAACATTCTCGGATACTGGCGGTTACAAATATTATTATTGGTATGGCGCCGGTTCGTTTACTGTTTAATTTTTGAAAAATAATTATATTATGAAAGTTACATCACTTTTTCCAATAGCAGTTGCTAGTAGTAAATTTGAAACAGGTTTAACAGAAGAACAAAAACATTTTTTGTTAAATCTAAAACCATATAAGAATACGGGTAATACTTCAAGTGAAGATACTTACATACTCAGACATGAAATTATGTCAAATGTTAGAGAGTGGATACAATCTCAAATTGATGAATATGTGAGAACTGTTGAAAGTCCATTAAATAATGTTGGATTGCCAATTACACAATCGTGGTTGAATTGGACTAAACCCGGTGAAAGACATCATAAACATTCACACTTAAATTCATATATTTCTGGTGTTTTTTATATTGATGTAGATGAAAATACAGACAATATCTGTTTTTCGAGAAAATATTTTGGTAATATTGATTTAGGCCCCAAAAAAGATTACAATGAATATAATTCTGATTCTTATTGGTTGCCTGTTGAAACAAATATGTTATTGTTGTTTCCATCAACGTTAGAACATAATGTAGATGAAACAATAAATAACAAGAAAACAAGAATAAGTTTGGCGTTTAATACTTTTCCCCGTGGCTTTATAGGAGAAGATGCTACAATGACCGGATTACATTTATCTTAGGAGATAATAAATGGCTAGTTTTGCCGAGTTGGACGAAAACAATTATGTTATTAACCTTATGAAGGTTAATGATGACGCTATTGGTAATTTAGAATATCCCGATAGCGAAGAACCAGGAATTGAATTCCTCCAAGATTTATTTGGTCCCGATAAAATTTACAAACAATATTCTATAAACACTAGGGGTGGTGTTCACTACACTAATGGTATAGCAGATGGTTCCGGATTTAGAAAAAATAATGCTACAATTGGTGGTTTATATGATGAGAGCAGAGATGCTTTTGTTCAAAAATCTCCCTTTGCTTCTTGGACTTTCAATGAAACATCTTGCATTTGGGAACCTCCTGTTCCGCAACCAGATTGTGAAGAAGATGAAGGTGTTCCATTGTGTTACGCATGGAATGAAGATAGATTAGAATGGGTCAAAATAACATCTGGTGATACAGGTTTTATTAATTTGGTTTCGGGTAGCGTTGGTCCAATTTGGCCAACAGGTTCAATGAAAATTAGTGCTGTTTAATCATTTAAGAATAATATTATGACACAAGAGATTGAAAATATACCAGTAGTAAAAATTGCTTTAACTAAAAATGTTATTTGTCGTGAAATACATTTTAAAAAAGCAGGAGATAAAGAACCTAGGCATAATTATGCTTACGACTTCAATATTATTACTGCCAAAGGAGCAATTAAAATTACCCGTGGTCATGAATCTGGTTTAGTGGAATCTCCACAAATGACTTATGTTTATGCAGGAGTTATGGACGAAATCGAAGCGGTAGAAGATGATACTTTGATTTTTGCCATTCATATTTTGCGTGAAGAAGATGGTACATATGCTATGCCTGATGATGTTCCACTCAACGAAGAAGTAAAAATATATTTGGATCGCTTGACAGTCAAAGAATAGTAGTATATACTCCTTTTATTATGTTCAATTATTGTCCCCCAAAAAATCTACAAGATTTACAATCCCAAACTTTTCCTGACGGCAAGAGGTATTATACTCTACCAGATGGAACTCGTTTACCATCTGTAACTACCGTTCTTGGCGCCCAAAAGAAAGATGCTATTATGGCATGGCGTAAGAAAGTTGGTGAAGATGTCGCAAATGCAATCTCTAAAAAGGCCACAGGTCGTGGCACCAATGTTCATACATTATGTGAAAGGTATTTGAACAACGAATCGTTAGGTGATATTATGCCTGATGCTAAAGAAATGTTCTATACTCTTAAACCATATCTAAACAAAATAAATAACATTCACTATCAAGAACAGGCACTATGGTCTAAACAATTAGGCATGGCAGGTCGAGTAGACTGTATTGGTGAATATGATGGCGTGTTATCTTCTATTGACTTTAAAACATCCAAAAGAATTAAATCACACGAAGATATTGAAGATTACTTTTGGCAAACAAGTGCATATGCTTTGATGTATGAAGAACTCATTGGTGAACCAATTCATCAATTGGTTATTATTATGGCAGTAGAAGATAATCAACCATTAGTTTTTATACAGAAAACGGAAGACCATATTGAAGGTCTTGTTAAAGCAATCAACTTCTATAAAAATCAGAAATGAAAACAGATTTAAGAGATTACATAAAAATTTACAATGTAATCGATGAACAAATGTGTAATAAAACTGTTGAACAACTAGATGTTGCTGAATGGTCTAAACATACATACCACAATCCAACAGAAGAAAAATTCATTTCATATGACGATGACCTATCGGTTAGTAATGATAGAATATCAAACAAAATGGAACTCATGGACAAAACATGGAATTGTTTTAGAAACTATTTAAATGATTTAGATATGGAATGGTATTTTAGTTGGCAAGCACACAGCGAAATTCGTTTTAATAGATATGATGTAAATACACAAATGAGAATCCATTGCGACCATATACATACACTATTTGATGGCCAGCAAAAAGGAATTCCTGTTATGTCAGCATTAGGTATTTTAAACGATGACTATAAAGGTGGAGAATTTTTAATGTTTGGTGATGAAAAGATAGATTTAAGAAAGGGTGATATTATGGTTTTTCCTTCTAACTTTTTATATCCACATTTAGTGAAACCTGTAACTTCAGGTATTCGTTATTCATTTGTTTCTTGGGCTTGGTAATGTATATTGCAGGAATATATCGCCATCATAATGCAGGTGTCTGTCTGTTAAAAGACGGAGAAATTGTTTTTCACACCGAAGAAGAAAGACTGACACGTTTAAAATATGATAGTCAACCTATGCTCGGAATGAATCTAATTTCCGATTATTTGGGTAAAGACCAAGAAGTTGAACATATGGTTATTTCTGGCATCTCAGCATTGTTTGAACACGCAGAAACTTATCAACAAAACACATATGTTTCTTACTATGATAAGTTGCGATACAAGGCAACTCACGGAAAACCAGGAACATATCAATGGCATAATTGGCCAAATAATCATCATGAAATTCATGCTGCTCACGCATTTTATAATTCTGGATTTGATGATGCCGTCATAGTAGTTGCTGATGGTGGAGGTTCACTTCAACCAGACGGATCTTGTGAGATTGAATCTATTTTAACGGCGGACTATCCAGATAAAATTGTAAAGATTGTTGAGAATTTTTATAACACCGACAACATTAGTTGCGGATGGAAATTTGAAATGATTGCAACATATTTGGGTTTTTCAGATTTCGATGCAGGTAAAATTATGGGTCTTGCTTCATATGGAAAACCAAATCCTAATGTTCCGGATTTGAGTGATAATAGATTGTTTACTGAAATAAGAGCATTTAAAACCGATTCATTCAAATTACCAAAAGGCTGTGATTTACCAAGAAACTTTCAAAATGATGCGGACTTGGCATATGAATTACAAACTAAAACACAACAACACGTTTTAAGTTTAATCAATCTCGGTATTGAAATGACAGGTAAGAAAAATGTTATTGTTGTTGGTGGTTATGGTTTGAATTGTGTTGCTAACTATTTTTATAAAAAGAATTTGCCTTCTGATGTAAATTTGTATGTTGAACCAGTATCTCACGATGGCGGTATCAGTATAGGTGCAGCCAAATTATTTTGGCATAGAGTTACTGGTGATATGACAAAACGACCAATTAAAACTTTATATCTTGGTTCGAAACCAAATTATGATGAACTGAAAATAAAAGATGGTGAAGAAATGGTTGATGCAACATATTCAGATGTCATCGATATTATACTTCAAGGTAAAATTGTTGCTCTGTTTCAAGGTGGCGCAGAAGCAGGTCCTCGAGCATTGGGTAATAGAACATTGATGTTCGACCCAAGAATTCCTAACGGAAAAGATATAGTAAATACCATTAAACGCAGAGAACATTTTAGGCCATTTGCAGGTTCTTGTTTAGAAGAACACGTGCATGAATGGTTTGATATGGCTGGCATGGATAGTTCTCCGTTTATGATGTATGCGGTTGATGTATGGAAAGAAAAGATTCCTCTTATTCCATCCATTGTCCATGTAGATGATACTTGTCGTGTTCAGACAGTAAACAAAGAACAAAATGAACATTGGTATAATTTAATTTCTGAATTTAATGATAGAACAGGTGTTCCAATTTTATTCAATACTAGTTTCAATCTTGGTGGTGAACCTTTGGTTGAAACAGTAGACGATGCGTTGAGAACTTTACGCAACTCCGATATTGAATACCTCTATATGCCTGAAGTCGGTAAATTAATAACTATTCCAAATGGCCAACACTAGATATCAAATTTGTGAAACTTGTCCTTCATTTTGTCCTGATACAAAAAAATGTCACGAATGTGGATGTTATATGCCACTTAAATCAATTATACCTTTAATGAAATGTCCGATAGGTAAGTGGTGATGAGTTTTGAAGAAAAAGGTTATGAGATTATTCGTGGTGCAATTAGTCTTGAATTAGCAGATTTTATTGCAACAGAATTTTCAATTATGAGAGGTGCAATTTGTTATGATTGGGGAAAACCGACAGATTATTCCAATGACCCTCAAGCACCCAACAGTTTTGGTTGGTATTCTCCATTATGTTTCGAAACTCTATTAATAATACTCAAAGATAAAGTAAAAGAAGTTACCAATAAGAATTTAGAATCGGCATATTCATATGGTAGAATATATTATAATGGTAGTGTATTGACTAAACATACCGACAGAGAAAGTTGTCAATATTCCATTACACTTTGTTTGCGTGATGACAAAGATTTTTCTTGGCCAATATACCTAAAAGATTTTGGTAATAATGAGGTGGAGGCTTTACTTTCGCCAGGAGATATGTTAATATATCAAGGAGATAAATGCGAACATTGGCGGAATCCTTTTTTTGGTAACGAACACATACAATGTTTTTTACACTATGTTGATTTGGATGGTCCACACGCAGAATTTAAATTTGATAAAAGAGTTATGTTAGGTTTACCCAAGGCCTAAATAAAAGACCAGCAACACACAAACCGCTGGTATACACAGTAGTTAAACACACACAAAGGAGTAACAACATGAGTATGACACCCTACGAGATTCGGCTAGAACTCTTAAAAATGGCCAAAGACCTTTTGACAGAAGATTTTTATGCTCACAAGGAAATTGTAACAAATCAATGGCAAACACAGGTATCGGCATCACAAATTGCTGGCACCACTTCACCTGAGCATCCTGCTCTGCCGCCATTTCCCACAGAAACAGATATTGTAACGAAAGCAGAAGCTCTCAACAATTTCGTTTCTCAAACCACTCCACCACCTGAAGTTAAAATTAAATCGAAAACAAATTCGTAATTGGAGAAATCTGGCCGTCTGTTGTTGACGGCTGGAACATCAAAAAGGAAGAAAGATGTCTTTCAACAAAAAAGTAACAAACAAGTTTTTAATCGGCACATCAATATTTTTAATTATAATTAATTTATTGGTACCTGTTGCCCAAGCATATGCACAAAATATCGAAACCTCAGCTGAGGTCGTGAGTGCCCATTTCAATTCAGAACTACAATGCCTTGCTGAAAATGTTTACTACGAATCATCCAAGGAATCATTTGAAGGTAAACTAGCAGTAGCACAGGTCACAATGAACCGTGTAGAGTCTGGTAAATTTCCATCCACAGTTTGTGGTGTTGTAAAACAAAAAAGTATTGTGAATGGCGTAATGGTATGCCAGTTCTCTTGGTTCTGTAATCAAGCATATATCAAACTGGTTCGTAATCCCTACCAATGGGAAGAATCTTTGGTGGTTGCGAGAAAAGCCTTGACATCCGCCGTTGCACATGATACACTATATCATTCAAGAGCATTGTATTTCCATGCCAATTATGTTAATCCTAATTGGAACTTGACAAAGGTTGCACAGATTGGTAACCATATATTTTACAAAGAGAAGAATAGAATTTAATATGCCGACAAAAGATGAGATTAAGAATTTTAGTATGTTGATAGAAGAAATGGCAGCCAAACTAAGATGTAACAGGATGGATGCCATTCTTCAGCATTGTAAGGAAACAGGATTAGAAATTGAAGTTGCCAGCACATTGATTTCATCGGCACTTAAAGCAAAGATTAAAGAAGAAGCACAAGAATTAAATTTGATTAAGAAAAGTTCAAAACTACCTATATGATTGAATTGGTACAAGTTACCACACAAGAACAGAAGAATATCGTTAAAGAAATAATTGAAACTCATCATTCTTATGTGGCATCCAATTCATCGGTTGGTCGTAGAATAGATTGGTTAATTTATATTGATGATGGTATGTTGGGTGAGTGTATTGGCATGATTGGTGTTGGTTCATCAGTCTATCCTCCACCAAAAGATATTCTAAACTATCTTGGTGTATCAAAATTCGAATATAAAGACCAATTCAACAACATCGCCAATAATTGGAGATTTTGTTTCTCCAAGTCAATCAAGAACGCAGGCACACAAGTATTAAAACAATTACGACAGAAGGCACCAGTTGCATGGAAACAAAAGTATGGTGACGATTTAAAACACATCATTACATTTGTTGGTGCAGGTAAAAATGGTGCAGTATACTTGGCAGATAATTGGAAGAAAATTGGTGAAACGGCAGGATTGCCGGCACATAAAAGTAGTTCTATGAAATGGCATGATAATGCCGAGTTGAAAAAGTTATTCGTTAAACCAACAGGCGAAAACAAAAAGATTATATTGATTAAATCGTTATGACAGAGAATACAGGTTTTGCAGCTTATGCTTTGTGGAATGCTTTAAAGTTGCATTTCACTTCCGATTCTTATGATTACTTTAAGTATCATGGTAAGACAAATGTATCTAAACAATCATTTACTATTCGTAAAGACAAATACTATTTCTACAAACTTAGCCGAAAGTATGGTTTGGAAGAATTAAAGAATTACTATGTGGCAAATATGATAAGTGGTAATGGTGATTGGGTAGGTGAAATGGTCGGTCCTAGTGGTGAGGAGATATATGCCAAGTGGCAGAAAACTCAACAGAGCTTGACTTATACCTTTGAAAATGATATAATCCAAATGTTCGATAGCGTTGATGGCGCAGAATTTTGGAGTATAGAAGATTACTTCAAACCCATCGATGGCGGTTGGCCAATGTTAATTACCAAAATGATGCAGAATAAAATATCATTGGAAACTGTTTGTATTTTGGTTGATATACTTGGTTGTATGCCACAATGGGAGAAACAAATTACAGATGATATTATCTGGCCATCAAATCAACGATTGATTAAAAAATATACACCGTTTATACAATACGATAAAGATAAAGTTAAAAAGTTTTTAAAAGAAAAGATTAAAGAATATGCATAAGATTACCAAGATTTACTTGGACATGGATGGTGTGATTGCTGATTTTGACAAGCGATACAAAGAATTATACAAGATTGCACCGAAAGATGCAGACACATACAAAACATTTGACAAGTTTTTTACCATGTTCATTGCTGAGAGGCAATTTGCTACATTAGATTTATTGCCTGATGCTATGGAGTTAATTAACTATCTCAGGTCATTACCAATACCAACAGAAATTCTATCTTCAACATCATCTGAAAAGCGTGATGCAGAAATTAGAGAACAAAAGATTGAATGGCTTAATAAACACAACATTGAGTTTCCTGTTAATTTGGTACCAGGCAAAAGATTTAAGAGAGATTTCTCTAACGAAAATTCAATATTGATTGATGATACTTCACAGAACATCGACCAATGGCGAGTAGGGGGTGGTGTTGGTATACTTCACACAGATACCTTAACTACCATCGGTATTTTGAAAATGTATATTTGACAAAGCCTAAATACTATGATATACTAGCAGTTGATTATGAGAAGTAATTTGAAATATTCCGTTAATACTCCGTTTATACGAAAGGCAACAAAATGAGTTCATTTGCAAATCTAAAACGCCAATCTGGCAATCTCGACAAACTATCCAAAGCAATCGAAGCACTAAACACATCTTCTGAAGGTGGTGCAGAAAAGTCTGACAATTTCTGGCGTCCAGAAGTTGATAAGGCAGGTAATGGCATGGCCACTATCCGTTTTCTCCCAGCATCCGAAAAAGATGGTGAAGATGGTTTGCCTTGGGTTAAAATCTTCTCACACGGTTTTCAAGGACCTGGTGGTTGGTTAATCGATAACTGTTTGACTACATTGAATCAACAATGTCCAGTCTGTGAACATAATTCTACTCTGTGGAATTCTGGCATCGAAGCAAACAAAGATGTAGTTCGTAAACAAAAGCGTAAATTGAATTACATCGCAAACGTTTATATCGTTTCGGATCCTAAACATCCAGAAAACGAAGGTAAGATTAAGTTGTTCAAGTTCGGTAAGAAAATCTTTGATAAGATTACTGAAGCAATGAATCCACAATTCGAAGATGAAACACCAATCAATCCATTTGATATGTGGAAAGGTGCTAACTTCAAGTTGAAGATTCGTAAGGTAGAGGGTTATCAGAACTATGACAAGTCTGAATTTGATTCACCATCTGTATTGTCTGACGATGATGCTAAGTTGGAACAAATCTGGAAAGATTCATTCTCACTCAAAGAATTGACTGGTGAGAAAGAGTTTAAGTCTTATGATGCTCTTAAAGGTCGCCTTGACAAGGTACTCGGTTTGAATGGTGAAGCACCAAAGACAACCGTAGAACAAGTTAAAGCAAAGACCTTTGATGCACCTAAGGCGAAAGCAGAAGATTCACCATTTAAAGATGATACATCCGAAGATGATGATATGGCTTACTTTGCGAAGTTAGCTGAAGAAGATTAATAATGAGTTCTATGTGATTTAAATCCTCCACTTAGGTGGGGGAATAAACATTTTTTAAAAAAAGGAGTAGAAATGAAAAAATCGTTATTTACCGTATTAATGGTAATTTCTGGTTTGGCAGCTGCAGCTGATGTTGGAGATCGGA